TTCTTGGAAATCATCTCGCTATACTATGGCGACAGGCAGCTCATCAGATTGCCTATGGCTAAATTCAGGCCATTTACGACCTCTGCAGCCACTGGCGCACCCAAATACTTTACCAGACAGCAAGAAGGCATCCTCTTATATCCTCAGCCAGCTGATGGAACTCTGACGCTCTACTATTATGGCGATTTCGATGACCTGACAGCTGATAGCGATAGCAACGCACTGAGCGTAGCTGCGCCTGACCTGATTATCTATGCAGCGCTGACCTATGCAGCTGATTTCTATTTGGATGAACGTGCTGAGCTGTTTGAGGCCAAATATCAGGGCTTTCTGTCTGAAATCCAAGAACAGGCCAATGACCAAGAACTGAACGGCTCTATCAATACGATTGCGCCAGCATATGCTTATGGAGATGACTGATGGCAACATCCAGCTTTTATAACACCTCTGGTAGTACGCCTACACAAGCTACAGACATCGCTACTAGCGTTGACCAGGCGCAGGACGCAGCTCAGGAAGCTGAAGCCAAACTCACCGAATTTAAGTCGCTCTATATGGGCATCTATTCGACTGAACCAGTGGCAAAGCAGGATGGGTCGCTATATTTCAACGATACTACCAGTCTTTTGTACTACTGGAATGGCACTGCCTGGACAGCAACAAACACAACAGCTGGCTCAACTGACGATATAGCTGAAGGCTCGACAAATCTGTATTTCACTGCAGAACGTGTCGATGACCAGGTCAATACCCTTCTGACAGCTGGCAGTAACGTAACGCTTACCTATGACGATGCAGCTGGCTCACTAACTATTGATGCCACTGGTGGCGGTTCAACGCTTACAGATACAGACGACCTTACTGAAGGTACGACTAACCTCTACTTCACAGACGCTAGAGCAGACGCTCGTATAGCTGCAGCTGACACAGATGATATCAGTGAAGGCGCTTCAAATCTGTATTACACAGATGCCAGGGCAGATGCACGTATTGCGGCTGCCAGCCTTAATGATTTAAGCAACGTGAACAGCAGCGCAAGCCCCTCAGATGGGCAAGTACTTGCGTGGGATAATGTAAACAGCTACTGGACACCTGTAGCAGCTGCATCAGGCGGTGGCGGTATTTCGCTGACTGATATCAGCGTTACGCAGAACACTGCTGGAACAGCAGCATTGAGCTACAACAATACCACAGGCGTTTTCAGTTACACTCCACCTGACCTCAGTGGTCTTGGGGGCATCGCTTTAACTGATTTGTCGGTAAGTCAAGGCTCAGCCTCTGGTGGCGGATTACTAGCTTATAACAACACAACAGGCGTATTCAGCTACATCCCACCAGATTTGACAGCCTATGTTACATCTTCGAGCCTAACATCCACTTTGAGCAGCTACCTTCAAAACATCAACAGTGAAAGCCTGGCTGACTTGTCTGACGTCAACAGTGCTACTCCAACTGATGGACAGGTACTGACTTGGGATAACGCCAACAGCTACTGGAAGCCAGCTACAGGTGGTTCTTCTATTGATTACGCAGCACATGGCACTGATGCTGATAGCTCTGGCAGCCCAACAGCAAATGCAGATAACTCAGTTGCGCTAGGTTATGGGGCAGAAGCCACAGCCGCTGATACAGTCGCTATCGGGAACAAGGCCAAAGCGACAGGCTCTGGAGCAATACGAATTGGGCTTGATAGCAACGTAACAGGATTGCCAGCCTCTGGTACTGGTGCAATTAGTATTGGCTGGGGTTCAAATGGGTCTGGCTATCTGGGGCTTGCGCTAGGATATTCCTCAAACGCATCAGCCTCCACATCTATGGCAATTGGGGCTAACACATACGCAACCCACAGCAAATCCATTGCTCTGGGGTATGGGGCAGACACATCAGCAACAAATCAGCTAATGCTGGGCGATGCTGGTACGACATATGGCTTCAGTAGTATTCGTGTAGGCAACACAAGCTACACACCTACCGATAATATGGATTTGGCTACAAAGAAGTATGTCGATGACAACGCTGGTGGTGGCGGTAGCGCAAATATCGTCACAGGTACATTTACAACCACTAGCACCACCTATGTGGACGCTGGGGAGCTGCTAGATACCGATGATGGCTTTATTGGCGCAGTTGAAGTGTTGTTACACGCAACAAGAGGTACTGGCACATCGATGAAAACCACGTTGCTGCCCTGCTTGTTCTGTTTCAACCCCGGCAATCCATCAGTATCAAATTGGACAACATTTCCAACTATCGGCAATGCAGGGAGCGGCTCTTATGAGCAGCTAGGATTTGTGTCTTTCAGGTTCGATACCTCAACCAACAAACTTTACCTACAAGTCAAGAATAATGCAGCCACCAGCACAGTCTATAACTGGACTGCTAAAATCGTTTAATCGGAGAATAGATAATGAGTGAAGCAAACTTAGAAACCCCTGCTGGTTTTACAGTTACCGGGGGGCTAACTGTTACTGATGGTATTACAGTCACAGGCGGCAGTATCGATTTCTCTGGTGCTAGCAGTAGTAATGCTCTTACACTGACTGATTTATCAGCTACCACAGCAGCAGCTGGTACAACTGGTCTGGCTTATGATAATACCACAGGCGTTTTTACTTACACCCCACCCGACCTAAGCACCTATTTGACTAGTGCCACACTTACAGGCAGCGACTTAGATATGGGTGGCAATAAGGTACTATTTGCCAATATGTATTCGGCAGAAGGTAACTTACCCTCAGCGACTACCTATCACGGTATGTTCGCCCATGTTCACGGTACAGGGAAAGGGTACTTTGCCCATAATGGCAACTGGATAAAGCTAATTGATGAAACCTCATCAACAACTGACAACCTAACAGAAGGCTCAACCAACCTTTACTATACAGACACTAGAGCAAGAGCAGCTGTAAGTGCGACAACTGGTGTGGCTGGTACAGCTGCGCTGTCATACAATAACAGCACTGGTCAGTTTACATTAACACCACCAGACCTTTCTAGCTACGCTACTATAGCTAGCCTTGCTGGATATCTGACAGACATCACTGGCGAGAGCCTATCTGATTTGTCTAACGTGGCCTCTACAGCCCCGATTGATGGGCAAGTGCTAACCTATGACACCACAAACGGCTGGCAGCCAGAAACGATAGCATCAGGTGGCATTGCCCTTACTGACCTTTCTGTAACTGAAGGCACTGCATCTGGTAATGGCTCACTGTCTTATGATAATACGACAGGCGTATTCAGCTTTACTCCAGCAGATACTTCAGGCAGCGGTGGTAGTGGTTACAGCTGGCTTGCTGGTGGTACTCTTCAGATGCAGTACGCCCAAAAGACAGACACAGCTACAGTCAGCCTTAGTGCGGCAACAGACACTGTATTGCATACCGACCTTCAGGTTACCATTACACCAAGCAGTACCAGCAGTAAGATACGGCTAGATGCACAGGTATTTGGTGAGCATGGGGATGCTAGCAACCCTTACAATGCAATGGTGTTCTTTTATAGAAACACTACAAAACTAGGCGCTGCCGCCTCTGGAAGCAGACTTGTTGGCGTGGCTACTTTGCCTACTACCTTCCATAGTAACGCTGGCAGCACCCCTGAGTTTGGTTCTTATACTTTCTTTGACGAACCTAATACAACATCAGCAGTCACTTACAAAATAGGCATAGTCAGTAGAAACGCAGAAACATTCTACTTAAATCGTACTGTTTCAGACACCGATGACACTGGTTCTGACAGAGGCACATCCTTCATCTCTGCAACAGAAATCGCAGGGGCGGCTGGTGGCAGTGGCGGTGGTGGCTCTGATTATCTGTCTGTAAATTCAACAGGGACAGCCGCAGCAGCGTCAGGCACAGACGCAATCGCTATTGGTGAGACATCATCTAGTACAGCTGGTGCTTCAGTAGCTATTGGCTCTGCCGCAACATCTGGAAACGATGGTGGGGTGGCACTAGGCCAAAGCAGCACAGTGAATGGCAACAGGGGTATCGCCCTTGGGCAAGGTTCAACTGGTGGAACAGTAGCAATTGGTCTGGGTTATCTAGCTTCTGCTACGGGAAACTACAGCACATCGATTGGCTACAACGCTACGACCTCAACTGCAAACCAGCTAATGCTAGGCGATGCTAGCAACACAACTGGCTATACTTCTATCAGGGTTGGCAATACTTCTTACACTCCAAGCAACAACATGGACTTGGCTACGAAGGCTTATGTCGATGCAAACGCTGGTGGTGGTTTACCCTCAAACTTTGCACTTTATGGAACTGGTACTGCATCAGCCAATACAACTGATGGTATCGCTATGGGTAATAACAGTAATGCGTCAGGTTCTACCTCTGTTTCCATTGGTGTAAACTCAACAGCATCTGGACAATGGTCTGTAGCGGTTGGTCGATACTGTTCTGCATCTGGTTATCTAGCTCAATCCTTTGGTTCGGGGTCATACGCTCAAGGCCATACTTCATTTGCCGCTGGTCAAGGGGCTGGGGCAACACATCAAAACAGTACGGCTCTTGGCTTTCAGGCTCGCGCACAGGCCAATAATACATTCACATTGGGCAATCTAAGCATCAGCAACCTGAAATGTCAGGACACATCTATTTCAGCTACCTCAGACTATCGGGATAAGGTGCAAATCGAAGATTTAACGATAGGTTTATCCTTCGTTAATGCGATTACACCCAAAGCGTTCTACAAGAACAATCGTGCTAACTATTACACTCCTGTTTATACGATAGAAGAGTTATACGATGACCCAACTTTAAAGCAGAGTTTTACTGTCGATGAAGAGGCATATCAAGCTGGCACAGAGAAATGGAATCAGCGAGAATTTGGGTTTGTATCTCAAGACGTAGCTGCTCAACTGCCAGAAGAATATGCAGATGCTCGTGTCAGCTATAATGAATATGATGACCTTTACGAATTTGATGTCCAGCATTTCACAATGGGCGATATGACCCCAATCCTGTGGAAGGCAGTGCGTGAACTATCCGACAAACATGACCAGTTGCAGAGCGATTATGATGCTCTGTTGGCTCGTGTGGTTGCGCTGGAGAACGCCTAATGAACCAGAATGATATTGCTATCGCTACAGGGGGCATTTCAGCCCCCTTGTGGCTTCCTGCGTTGAACGAATGGATGGCGCTGGTGTTAGGTGTCGTGTCCATCATCTATGTCTGCGCCAAGCTCTGGAAACTTTACAAAAACGAGGATTGAAATGGTTGACCCAGTGACAGCAGCCCTCACTGGTATTGCTCTTGTCACTAAGGTTACTGAGCATATCAAGCAGGGCATCAACGCCTATAACTCAGTTGCTGAACTGGGCGACCAGATTGACCTTCTGTTCAGAGGTGAACAGCAGCTGCAAACAGCAAGAAACAAACAAGCATCAAAACACGACCCCTTCAGCACAGAGACTGTAGCCAAAGAGGTCATCGAGCATAAGCTTGCCCAGGAGAAGCTCCAGGAGGTCGCTGTCGCTATCGATATGCGCTTCGGTCATGGCACTTGGGCAGGAATACTAACAGAACGCCAGAAGCGCATCAGAGAGGCCAGAGAGGCCGCCAGACAAGCTCTGATAGAGCGTAGGCGACAACATCATAAGAACATGGAAACACTGAAGGCCGCTGCAGTCGGTGTGATTACAGCAGTCCTGCTAGTCGCATCACTGATAGGGGCTTTCGTGTTCGCAAAGTGAGAGACATGAATAAAGACAGATTAAAGAACAATCTTATAAGAGAAGAGGGGCTAAGGCTGAAGCCCTACAAATGCGCAGCCGGAAAGCTAACCATTGGGGTGGGTCGCAATATTGAAGATAGAGGCATCAGCGAAGCTACAGCTAACCAGATGCTGGACGAAGATATTACTATCTGCATTGCTGAGCTGGAATTACACATTCCCCACTTCAACGACCATCCTAGCGCAGTCCAGGAAACGCTAGTTGACCTCTGCTTCAACCTCGGCATCAGCAGATTGAAGAAGTTCAAGAAGACGCTGGGCTACATCGAAGAGGGGCTGCAGACAGGCAACTACACGAAGGCTGCAGTCGAGCTGATGGATAGCGAGTACGCAAGACAGCTTCCAGCTAGAGCCAAGCGCAACCACGATAGGCTATTCCATGCCGATTGAACTGCAATACTGGCTGGTGGCGATGGTCACTCTCAACACTTTCATCAACGTAATCGTCTTTTTAAGGCACAGGTTCAGAAGAAGCTGACGTTAGTAGCTAGCCTTTGCAGAACGCTATGTAAAGGGTGGCATATTGTGATGCCTCAGCTAACTTTTTGTCAGCTGTATCATAATAAACTTGAGCAGTACTTGTGTCCCCTTTCAACTGATAATCCACGCCCTTTTTGAGCTGCTCGTTGTGAAAATCCATAGCCCGAGATGCCATCAAATTATAGCTTGAACAATTATGGATAGATGCTTGAGCTGACAGTGGTAACAGCATAGTTATGCTGCATATGAAGATTAGTAATTTCATGCTTGCCTCACGTTAGTCACATCAAAAACAAACAAAACACATTAACAAAGAAAATCCAACGCTTCTTTGTTTTCAACAAGTAGGGAGTAACGCCTAATGTGGACAGCATTGATATCACCCATAGCCTCTTTGGCTGGTCAGTGGATGACAAACAAACAAGTCAAAGCTGAGGCTAAGCAAAAGCTGGAAGTCGCAAAGATAGAAGCCCAGGTCAAAAAGGTCGAAGAGACTGGCGACTGGGAACAGATGGCTATGAAGGCCAGCGACAACAGCTGGAAAGACGAGCTATGGACTGTATTCTTTGTCGTAGTGATAGCTGCTTGCATGATACCAGCAGCGCAGCCTTATGTTGCTGAAGGTTTCAGGGTGCTGAAAGAAGACTGCCCTGAATGGTTGTCATGGGGCATCTTGGCCTCTATAGGCGCATCATTCGGTATCAAATCGATTGGTCAGTTCAAGGGCAAGTGATAACTGGTCACAGCACCTACAGAACCTCAAAGCGAATGGGTAGGTCTAGTTTTTCCATTATTTGCACATACCACTGCTTTAGCTTTTTTGGCTTAGCTACAATACGTTTTCCAGCAATACCTGTGATTTCTTCTTCAGTAGCTATCCAAGTGTCTGCATCAATCTCTAAAGTCTTACAGGTTTTTACGCATAGGTCATTTTGGTCATCACTACAGACAACCATAGAAAAGACAGCTTTATAATTATGCTTCGGAAGAAAGACTATGAAATTGTTGTCGCCAATATGCTTTGTAAACTGAGCATCAATCCTGTCTTGCGCTTTTTCAAGATAAAGATTGATACCTGTGCGAAGCAGAAGGCAATTTCTAGGGTGTCCACCGCTTACCTTTACATTGATGGTTTTGCCCACTATTTCGTCAAGCTTGCCTAGAATGACTTCTATTTCTTTATCAACTTTCCTCTTGTCACCTGAAAGCTGCGTCTGTTCTAAAGCTAAAGCAGCTGAGTATCGCTGCGCTTCGACATCTTTTAATGCGTTGCCCTGAATGATAGTGTCGTTCTGAACTTGCAGAGCTTTCATTTGTTCCAGCATCTGCTTCAGCATATCAGGCATCAAATCAGTGGGCTTCTGTTCATCAAATAGCGTTACATCAGCTTCTGGCACATCGTCTGGCTCTGGAATAGCGCTATCAATTTGCTCATCAACAGCATCACGCTCCTCTATCAAACTCGCCAAATCATCCTTTTCAGCCCTCTTAGACCTTCTAAGGTCGATTATTCGCTTCTTAGTAACTTTTCTTAGGTTTACTAAAGCATCCTTCAAGTCGCTGTCGGGAAGCCCTTCTATCGTTACATCGATAGGCTCGTTTTCAACTAACTTCAGCCCATCCATCCTTACCACTGTTGCTTTGCCAGCTTTATCTCTTTGCTCGGCTAGAAGTTTAACAGCGTAGTCATGCAATCCTTCCTTCGATTCCCTTAAAAACCTTTCCTGCGCATTATAGTCATTCAGTTCACGCTGAAGTTTGTTTCGTAAATCGGCTAACTGGTTAGTTATCTTTTGCTGTTGGTTGGTTGTCTCTGAAAACACACGCAACCTTTCCTGCTCTAACTGCTTTTGTTTTTTGTCGAACTCTTCTTCAAGTTTAAAACGCTCTGCGTCTAACATTTTATGTTGCTCTTCGAGTGTCAAAGCTGATTTTGCGGCTTCGTCCTGTGTATAAGCGATAGTTTCAACGATTGTGTTGTAGTCTTCGTTGTACATATCCAATCCAAATTCTTCA